TGGGACTCCAAACTTTCCTCATTTATAGTTACATTAAACTTTTATGTATTATTATTCATATTATTCATTGTAGCAAGTCATCATTAACGGTTACATGGAAGACTCAATCCATGCACCGTGTGTCAATCTTGCGTGTGGCGAACACTCCCCTAAATAGGGGTACTTTACGAGGAAAGTGCCTCTCTCTGCAAGCCTGTACTTTGTCCTTCGACTGACGAGTTGGATAAGCACGGTCATCCAATACAGAGAGCCCTCTTTTGGTGTAAATTAGACGTGATGGGATACGCCCAGAGGGATGCATTTAAATGTCTGCCCAAGACGGTGCCGCAATTTAAGCGTAGCGCTCTTTCCAAGTTGCAAGTCTATCGTCATAACTTTCGTGTACGACAGTGCAACCATGGATAATATCAGCTCGCTTAGCTACCTCAATCATTTGTTGGCGGCGTTGCTCATAGACTTCACGTCCATGTGAAAACCACTCACGAAGAGCTCCATCGATGTTTTGCATCGATTGTTGCTCCTTTGTGAGTGCCTTGGATTTCAATGTAGCGTGCAAACTCTTGAAGATCGAATCTTCATCGAGCGCACCCATTATCAAACCAGTGTCTTCACAATAGACGTTCTTTCTCTTGAGCAAATCTGCATCCGTATCATTCATGTACGGTGTCGGCTCGGATTCTTTGTCCGGCATGGTGAACTTCATGTCATGTTCTTCGAGAAACTGTGCCACTGAAATGTGGTTAAATTCGTCGAAGTCCTTATGTACAGAGCTCTTTGCATCATCTCCGTATGTAATCAATGCGCACACTTCTTGAAAAGAAGGAAGGTTTTCACGATCCTTACAAATTTCAAAGTATGCACATCGAAACAATAGAGCATTCACAATAGAATTGACATAAACAGTCAAGTTCTGTCCCGAAGGATTTGAACCAAAATGCTGTATCAAGTCACCATTATAAGCCATCAAAGGATAGCAAATATCTGTGGCAATACCTTCCATGATAATCAAATCTTGGTCGGAATATTCACAGAACTTGCCAATATCCATCATGACACGAAATGCAGAAAACATCACCTGAGCAGGCATACGAAGATCGTACTTGCTATAATCACCAGCAAGAATACGGTCCTCACCATGCTGTTTAACATGCTTAGCCAATTGGTCCCATTCAGGACCTTGGGCATTCACACCAACAGCACACTCAGATGTAAGAGGCATCATGGACAATGCTCGGGCAATAGGCAAGAAGTACTTGCGCACCAACAATTGTAGTGCAACAGGTGCTCCCTGGAATACCCTGACCTTGTCCTTGGTCAATTTTGTTGGCTCGTCCTTCAAACAAGCCTTGAAGATAGGGTAAGCTCTTTCTCCTTTCAGATAAAGCTTCTCCATTTCTTCTGCGTGTGTCCAAAATCTTTCATCTAATTCGGCTGGACATTGATGAGAAGGATGCTCTTCAGGTTCTAGAAGATCAATGAAATTTGATTTCGGACCTGAAAGAGGATATCCAATTGAAGTGCCTGGAGGCATTTTGTCTATGAATCGAACTCCATCAATTCCACAGACCGTCTCCATGCGACTCAAAGGTCTGACTTGATTTCTCAGTCCAGTCAGCTCACCAAGTGCCTTCAAAATTGGTCGAATGTAATCCTTACAAGCTTTCCCAAGCAAGGATCCTTCGATACCACAAGAAGGTTTAGTCGAATATTGAAGGGATGCCTGCCAAGGCCATCCCTTACGAAATTTTGGACCACCCCACTTCTGGGGCACACCACACACGTCCTCCACGTGTGAAGAAATGACAGTTTCCTCCACGTCAGAGTAGTAAGACGCCCGTCCTTTAACCTGCCCATAGTACTTGCAATTAGTACCTTCAGGCAGATAATTGATAGGGCTTTTCGGATGAACATCCGCATTCTCGTAGAATTGCACATCATAAAGTTCTTTAGGAATTTCTCCTGAACTCTTAGATAATATAACTCCTGCAAGAGTACGCAAACGTTCAAATGCCGTGTCAAACTCACTCTTCAACAACAATCCACTGCATCCACGGGTTTCACCATTCTTTCCACCTAAGTGGAATCCTCCGATTAGAGGTCCTTTGGTTTCCGTGATCAGAGGTGCAATACACAAACCTTCAAATGTTTCAAATTTGAGGTTGTATTTAGCACCAAAGAAATTTGCTGCATGTGTCATTACGTCATCAACTTCCATAAAAAGTTTAGAACCAACACAGGTTCCATCACTCTTCTTGAAAGTAAGACGAGCAGGCACACTAGCAAAACGTGCAAGTGGAAAATATGCTGTCAAATCTTTC